GCAAGGCATTACAGGTGGGCACCGATGAAGACGGCGGCTATGCCGTGCCGGAAGCACTGGATCGCAACATTCTCACCCTGCTGAAAGATGAAGTGGTGATGCGCCAGGAAGCCACGGTGATCAGCGTTGGTGGTTCCGACTACAAAAAACTGGTGAATCTGGGCGGCACGGCTTCCGGATGGGTTGGCGAGACTGACGCGCGCTCCCAGACTGCCACCTCAAAACTGGGCCTGATTGAACCTTTCATGGGGGAAATCTACGGTAACCCGCAGGCCACCCAGAAAATGCTGGATGATGCCTTTTTCAACGTGGAAGCATGGATCAACAGCGAGCTGGCAACCGAATTTGCCGAACAGGAAGAAATTGCCTTTACCACCGGCGATGGTACCAAGAAGCCGAAAGGGTTCCTGGCGTATGAGTCCACGGATGAAACAGACAAGGTCCGGGCGTTCGGCAAACTTCAGCATATTGTATCCGGCGAAGCGACGGCGGTGACCGCAGATGCCATTATCAAACTGATTTACACGCTGCGTAAGGCACACCGCACTGGCGCGAAGTTCATGATGAACAACAACAGTCTGTTTGCCATCCGTCTGCTGAAAGACAGTGAGGGTAACTATCTGTGGCGTCCGGGGCTGGAGCTGGGGCAGCCGTCCTCTCTGGCGGGTTACGGTATCGCTGAAAACGAACAGATGCCGGATATTGCCGCTGATGCGAAAGCCATTGCATTTGGTAACTTCAAACGGGGTTACACCATCGTTGACCGTATCGGTACCCGCATTCTGCGTGACCCGTACACCAATAAACCGTTTGTCGGTTTTTATACCACCAAGCGCACCGGCGGCATGCTGGTCGATTCGCAGGCCATCAAACTGCTGAAGATTGCAGCGGCGTAATCATTCAGGGGGCGCAGAAGTGCGCCCCCTGTTCTGACAGGTGAAAGAATCATGATCCTGAAACAAGATCTGAAATGGTCACCGGACGGTATGCGTGTTGAGATTATTCGGGCCGGTGAGTATGAAGATAAAGAATTACCCGAACGGGTACGCGAAATTGCCACTGCAGCTGGGATTGTCTCTGATAAGAGAACACCTGTTGCGCGGGGGGCTGATAAGTCTAAAAAACAGCATTCATAGAGGTTGCCCAAATGATGCCCACTCTGGAAGAGCTTCGTGTTCAGTGCCGGATTGATGATGACAATGAACAGGAGAATTCTCTTCTTATGATGTATCTGGCTGCTGCCAGGGAAGAGGCTGAAAAGTTTTTAAACCGGACGCTTTACGATGAAACTGTTTCTGAGCAGGATACGACCGGGCTTGTAATAACACCTCTGATAAAACTGCGTCTTATGCAACTGGTTGGCTACTGGTACGAGAACAGGGAAATGCAGGATGCAGTGCCTGATTTTTTCTATACCGGACTGCGGATGTATCGATTTCATCCCGGAACATAGGAGGATTCATGCAGGCAGGAAGATTACGTGATCGTGTGGTTATTCTGAATGCCACCACCGTTCGGTCTCCGTCAGGGCACCCTGTGGAAACAATGACGGAGGGGGCAACCATATGGGCAGAAGTTAAGGGGATCAGTGGCAGGGAGAGAATATCCGGAGGCGCAGAAACTGCTCAGGCTACAGTGAGGGTCTGGATGAGATTCCGGCGAGATGTAACAGCAACTTCATGTCTGAAAGTGCTGACTGGTGCATTCAAAGGCGCGATTCTGAGTATAGACGGTCCGCCGATACCGGATGCTCGTGCCACACGGCTTGAGATACTCTGTTCTCAGAAGGGGAATGTGTGATGGATTTCAGTCTTGATTTTTCAGGTCTGGCGGATATTGCACGGGATCTGGAGACGCTCAGCAGGGCAGAAAATAATAAGGTACTGCGCGATGCCACCCGTGCCGGTGCTGAAGTTATGCGGGATGCAGTTGTTGAACGTGCGCCGGAGCGAACCGGGAAACTGAAGAAAAATGTGGTTGTTCTCACTCAGCGTTCAAAGCGTCGCGGGGAAATTATCTCGGGTGTCCACATTCGTGGACGGAACCTGCGAACCGGAAACAGTGATAACAGCATGAAAGCCAGTGATCCCCGAAATGCGTTTTACTGGCGCTTTGTGGAGCTGGGAACGATAAACATGCCCGCGCATCCATTCATTCGCCCGGCTTTCGATACGACAGAGGAACTGGCAGCACAGATTGCCATACAGCGAATGAATCAGGCTATTGATGAGGTCTTAAGTAAATGAGAGAGACCACACTGTATTCCCTGCTGTCTCAACTGGCCGGAGGACAGGTTTATCCTTATGTGGTCCCGCTGACGGAGGGAAAGCCTGCGGTATCTCCGCCATGGCTGGTATTTTCTGTGGTGTCTGACACTGCGTCTGATGTGCTTGATGGTCAGGCTGAATCCAGAATTACCGTGCAGATCGATGTCTGGGCAACAGTACCTGATGACGCAGATGATATCCGTGAGCAGGCGCTTGATGCGGTAAGGCAACTTGCACCCTCCGTTATTTCTAAAACTCAGGGTTATGATCCTGATTCCCGTCTGAGCAGAGCCACGCTTGAATTTCAGGTAATAGCCTGAGGTCGTTAATGATTTTACCCACCCGCCGCTGGCGGGTTTTTTATTTTCAGGAGACGAGTATGTCCTCTAATTTTGAGCGTTCGCAACTGACGAAAATTATGATTTCGTCTGCACCGGTAACAGCAGAAACCCTGGATTCTGCCAGCTATCTTGGCCTGAGCTGTACAATCAAAGAGGTGCAGTTTACCGCAGGACAAAAGCAGGATATTGATGTCACCACGCTGTGTTCTGTTGAGCAGGAAAATATTAACGGCCTTGGTGCCGCGTCAGAGATTTCCATGTCAGGCAACTTTTACCTCAATGCTGCCCAGAACGCGTTGCGCAGTGCCTATGACAATGACACCACGTATGGCTTTAAAGTTATTTTTCCGTCAGGCAACGGATTTACCTTTATGGCAGAGGTGCGTCAGCATACCTGGTCTGCAGGAACTAATGGTGTTGTGGCTGCAACGTTTTCCCTGCGCCTGAAAGGTAAACCTGTGCTGACGACAGAGCCGCTGAAAGTGAAGGTCGATTTAAACAGCACGCTGCAGGTTTCTGCCGGAGCGAAACTCGAAATGGTGGTTGAGGCTGCCGGTGGTGTGCCGCCTTATTCTTATGTCTGGAAGAAAGGTAGTTCTCCTGTTTCCGGACAGACGGCGGCAACATTCAGTAAGGCATCAGCAGCATCAGGTGATGCCGGTGCGTATACCTGCGAGATTTCTGATTCAGCAAGCCCTGTTAACAAGGTGACCTCCACTTCCTGCACTGTTACCGTCAGTTAATGAGGATAGATGTGATGACTAAAAATATCCGCAATCTGGCACTGGCAACGATGTCGGGGTTTCGCCATAAAACTGTTGATGTGCCTGAATGGGAAGGGGCAACGGTTGTATTACGGGAACCTTCTGCAGAAGCCTGGTTGCGCTGGCAGGAGATCGTTAAAGCAAAAGATGATGAGACACCGTTATCCGTTGCGGAGCGCGCCCGCCGAAATCTGGAGGCAGATGTTGAACTGTTCATTGATGTTCTGTGTGATACCGGACTGCAACCTGTATTTTCAGAGGATGATCGTGAACAGGTGATTGCCGTGTATGGCCCGGTGCATGCGCGGCTTCTTCGGCAGTCTCTGGAACTGATCAGTGATGCCGGCGAGGTTAAAAAAAAGTAGAGCTTCCGGGGATGCGTTTTCTGATGATGCTGGCGCTCAGGATGGGGCGCACATTGTCAGAGTTACGCCGGGAAATGTCCGCATCAGAAATCATGATGTGGGCAGAATTTGACAGGTTCAGCCCGCTGGGTGACGAGCGGGCTGATATCCGGGCTGCCCAGATAGTTTCTGCGGTTTACGGTGCGCAGGGTGTCAAAGTCCCACTGAATGATGCGCTTCTTCAGTGGGAACAAGAGCAGACAGAAGGCGTCTCAGATCCATTTGCCGGACTGGAAAACGCGCTTTTAATAGTGTCTCAGTGAGTCAACATAACCGCTTCGGCGGTTTTTTTCGTCCGGAGAATGAGTGTGGCGACATTACGTGAACTGATTATTAAAATCTCGGCAAATTCCCGGTCATTCCAGTCAGAGATCTCCCGGGCTTCGCGTATGGGGCAGGATTACTACCGTACCATGCAGAACGGAGGCCGGCAGTCCGCTGCTGCATCCCGTGAAATGCGGCGTGCACTGGCAGAAGTGACGGATCAGATAAATACAGCTAAATCTTCGGCACTGAATATGGCGGGGGCATTTGCCGGAGCTTTTGCTACCGGTCATCTTATTTCTCTCGCCGATGAGTGGAATTCAGTAAATGCCCGTCTGAAGCAGGCTTCACAGTCCAGTGATGATTTTCAGGTATCACAACGTGAATTAATGGCAATCAGCCAGAGAACGGGAACGGCGTTTTCTGATAACGCCAGCCTTTTTGCCCGCTCTGCAGCTTCCATGCGGGAGTATGGCTACAGTTCTGAGGAGGTACTGAAAGTCACCGAGGCGATCTCCACGGGCCTGAAATTATCCGGTGCCAGTACAGCAGAAGCCAGTTCGGTGATCACGCAGTTCAGTCAGGCACTGGCGCAGGGAGTGCTGCGCGGTGAAGAATTTAACGCTGTGAATGAGAACGGCGATCGTGTTATTCGTGCGCTGGCTGCGGGAATGGGTGTTGCCCGTAAGGGTCTGAAGGCCATGGCGGATAACGGAAAACTGACCGCCGATAAGGTTGTTCCTGCACTGATTAGTCAGCTTGGGGCGTTGCGTGATGAATATGCAGCAATGCCTGATACTGTTTCATCCTCTGCAACCAAAGTTGAAAACGCCTTTATGGCCTGGGTTGGTGGTGCGAACGAGGCAAGCGGAGTGACAAAGACACTCACCGGGGTGTTGAATGGTGTTGCAGACAATATTGATACCGTGGCTGCTGCAGCTGGCGCACTGGTTGCCGTCGGGGTAGCCCGATATTTTGGCAATATGGCGTCGTCTGCTGGATCTGCAACTGCCGGATTAATTACTGCAGCCAGAAACGAAGTGGCTCTTGCTGAAGCGCAACTTCGGGGGACACAGATAGCAACCGCTAGGGCGCGTGCGGCGGTTTATCGTGCGCAACAGGCGGTTGTTGCTGCTCGCGGTACCGAAAGGCAGGCCGCAGCAGAAGCGAAGCTGACAGCTGCCCAGGCGTCACTTACCCGTAATATTGCGGCCAGAACAGCGGCACAGACAACGCTGAATACTGTCACGTCAGTGGGGAGTCGTCTGTTAAGTGGTGCGCTGGGGTTGGTTGGTGGTGTGCCGGGACTCGTCATGCTGGGGGCGACGGCCTGGTACACGATGTATCAGAATCAGGAGCAGGCCAGAGAATCTGCACGCCAGTATGCCGCAACAATCGACGAAATTCGCCAGAAAACGTCGGCAATGTCGCTTCCTGAAGCGTCAGATAATGAGGAAAAGACGCGGCAGGCACTTGATGAGCAAAACAGGTTAATTGACGAGCAGAAAAGTAAGATTAAATCCTTACAGGAAAAAATTGCTGGCTATCAGTATGTGCTGGCAAACCCGGGCTGGACAACCGATAACGGTTTTATGATTAACCACATGACGTCGGTAAAAACTGTCACAGAAGGGCTTGCAGAAGCAACAAATCAACTGGCAGTTGAACAGTCCCGTCTCACACAAATGCAGGGCAAAGCGCAATCCATTCAGGATGTGCTTGCCGGGCTGGAGGAGCGACGGGTGGCGTTGATCCGTCAACAGGCCGCGGAACAAAACAAAGCGTATCAGTCCCTGTTGATCATGAATGGGCAGCATACCGAGTTTAATCGCCTTCTCGGGCTCGGTAATGAATTACTTCAGCAGCGACAGGGGCTGGTGAATGTACCGTTACGGCTACCACAGGCAACCCTGGATGATAAACAGCAGACCGCACTGAATAACAGCGAGCGCGAACTGGCTCTGTCCCGCCTGAAGGGGGAAGCCCGTGAGCGTGCCCGCCTGGGTTATGCTGCGGATGATCTCGGCTTTGTGGGAGAGGCGTATCAGACAGCCAGACAGAATTATATCAATACCTCACTGGATGCCTGGCGAAATAACCAGGTAAATAAACCCAAAGCGCATAAAAAGACCGAAGCGGAAAAAACAGAAGATATTTATAAACGGCTGATTAAACAGCAAAAAGAACAAATAGCACTGGCAGGGCAGAATACTGAACTGGCTAAGATGAAATATCAGGTCAGTCAGGGCGAATTATCAACCCTGTCAGAAGCGCAGAAAAAAACGCTTTTGCAGAATGCAGCACTCATCGACCAGAAAAAGATTCGTGAGCAGCTTGCTGCGTATGAGAGCAGTCTGGCGGACAGTAATGCCAGTGCCCGGGCATCTGACGAAGCGCAGTTGCTGGGATATGGTGAAGGCTCACGGATGCGTGAACGACTCCAGGAAATGTGGAGTATCCGGCAGGAGTTTGAGCAGAAAAATAACGAGCTGCTGAGACAGTATCAGGCCGGAGAAATTGAAGAAGCCCTGTGGAAACAGGAGAAAGAACTGAATAAAAAATATCTGGAAGAGCGTCTCAGTGATCAGCAGGATTATTATGCAAAGGCCGATGCTTTACGTAATAACTGGAATGCCGGACTCCAGGAGGGACTGACCAACTGGGCAGACAGTGCCACCGATTATGCTTCACAGGCGGCAGATGCTGTCGTTTCCACGATGGACGGGCTGGTATCAAATATTTCCGATGCACTGGCCGGGAATGTTGTGGACTGGAGGAACTGGGGGAGTTCAGTTCTCCGGGAAGTTTCAAAAATTCTGATGAATGCAGCCATTGTTAACGGACTGAAATCACTCTCCGGTGCCGGAGGGTGGCTTGGTACGGTCGGCGGATGGATTTCGGGGGCAGTGGCAAACGCAAAAGGTGGTGTTTACACATCGGCAAATCTGAGTGCTTACAGTAACACTATTGTGGATACACCGACGTATTTTGCTTTTGCGAAAGGTGCCGGGTTGATGGGCGAGGCCGGGCCTGAAGCAATCATGCCACTGACACGGGCAGCGGACGGCTCTCTTGGGGTCAGGGCCATTGGAAATGTGAATGGTGGCGGTGGATTTGTTTATTCTCCCGTGTATCACATCAGCATTCAGAATCAAGGGAGCAATGGCGAGATAGATGCGCGCTCAGCCAGGGGACTGGTGGATCTGATCGACAGCAGGGTTGTGTCAATTATGCAGTCATCGCGTCGGGATGGAGGATTGTACAGTGCCTGAGCCTGAAGTTTTTAACTGGATCCCCCGTGAGGGGATGGAGACGACACGAAAGCCATCAGTTATTACGGTAAAGTTTGGTGACGGATATGAACAGCGACGGGCTGGTGGTCTGAATGCGGATCTGAAAACGTTTAAACCGGTATTTCGTGTCACAGATGAATATTCCCGTGCCGCGCTGGACAGTTTTTTATCCCGTCATGCCGGGATTCGTGCTTTTTTGTGGCGTCCGCCAAAACACAACAGGACTGTCCGGGTTGTCTGCAGGGAGTGGAGCATTTCGGATAATGCCATGTATACCGATTTTAACTGTACCTTTGAAGAGGTCACTCACTGATGCAGGATATACAGCAGGAAACACTCAATGAGTGCACTAAAACGGAGCAATCCGCGCTGGTCGTGCTCTGGGAAATTGATCTGACAGAGGTCGGCGGAGATCGTTATTTCTTCTGTAATGAGCAGAACGAAAAGGGTGAACCAGTCACCTGGCAGGGGCGGCAGTATCAGGCTTATCCCATTCAGGGAAGCGGATTTGAGATGAACGGCAAAGGAGCCAGTGCAAGGCCAACGCTTAAAGTCTCTAACCTGTACGGCATGGTCACCGGGATGGCGGAAGATCTGCAGAGTCTGGTCGGCGGAACGGTGGTCCGGCGTAAGGTTTACGCCCGTTTTCTGGATGCGGTGAACTTCGTCAACGGAAACAGCGACGCCGATCCGGAGCAGGAGGTGATCAGCCGCTGGCGCATCGAGCAGTGCAGCGAACTGAGCGCGGTCAGTGCCTCTTTTGTACTGTCCACGCCGACGGAAACGGACGGTGCCGTTTTTCCGGGACGTATCATGCTGGCCAACACCTGCACCTGGACCTATCGCGGTGATGAGTGCGGTTATCACGGTCCG